AATCGGTCTTTTGCGATCTGTTTATTGACTAACATATAATCTCCTTATTAATTATAGGAGATTAGTTATCTAAGAGTCAAATATTTTTTAACCAATTACAAAAGTTAACGGAGTTCCGCCTTCTTTGTAATTGATAAGATCAGTTTCTAATCTCTCAAGTTCAGCTTTACCTTCCCCTTTTAATGCAGTACCGTTTAGTTGAGTACCTCCTTGAGGACTAGCAATTTGAGCAAATTTTTCACGGGCTTCACCGATCATAATCTTGCACACTGCAAGACTATAATCTTTTAGCCATTGGTTAGCGTACGGGTCTTGTAAAAGATTAAAATCTGGACGATAATTATAGACCCAGAGGAGAATTTCTTCTTCGCTTCTGGGTCTTTGCATTAACGTAAGTTTTTTAGTAGTTTTATTAAAAGTGAAATTTATTTCACTGCCAAACATTTTGCCCACTTGTTTTTGATAACTTGCAAAGGCGTAGTAAGTAGCTAGGCCACCCATGTTTGTTGCGGTTAGTAAGTATGTATTTGAATAGGCTAAATTAAATGGTTCAAAAAGCGTGCCACCTTGTCCACCGCCAGACCTTGAACCAATACTACGACGGAAAATTTGACGAACTTGCATTACTTCCTGAGGCAGCGTATAGTCGTTTCTATCTACTTCGATAGTTAAAAAAGCATAGCTTTCTTCGACAGCATTGCTACTTCTAACTCTAAAATAGTTTAATGCACGATCTATAGCAATATTAAAATGTGCAGGATCCAATTCAATGTCGATCATGCCGTCACCTAACATTAATCTGCAATAGTCTATAACTTTTTGGCGTTCGTTTTCGTTTTCAGTCATAATCATATTTAGCAATAAATACTAGACTATGCCAAGACTATCGTTATATCGCCCAGAAAAAGGCAATGATTTTAGATTTTTAGATCGTGCTATCAATGAACAATTTCAAATTGGCGGCACTGATGTGTACTTACACAAGTATCTAGGTCCTGTTAACCCTGAAGAAGGAGAAAGTAGTCCAGCTACTCCTAACAATAATAATTCTATTTCGGAATTAGGAATTCAAGATTTGCTGTTTATGGAAAACAGAGATCGTCACTATGACTCAAATGTTTACGTAATTCGAGGAATCTATACTTTACAGGATATCGATTTCAATCTTAGTCAGTTTGGATTGTTTTTACAAAATGACAATATCATGATTACATTTCATCTAAGATCGAGTTTCGATGCTATAGGAAGAAAAATTATGGCAGGCGATGTTATAGAATTGCCCCATCAAAAAGATGAATACGCATTAGACGATAGCCTCGTAGCATTAAAAAGATTTTATGTTATCAGTGAAGTTACTAGACCAGCGTCTGGATATAGTCAAACTTGGTACCCGCATCTCATTCGTGCCAAGTGTCAACCGTTAGTTGATACACAAGAGTTTAAAGAAATACTTGACAAACCTAACTTAGATGCTAACGGCGACGAAACAGGAACTACTTTACGAGATTTACTATCTCAACAACAACAGGCATTAGATATTAACAATCAGATTGTTGCACAAGCTGAAGCAGATGTAGGCAAAAGCGGATACGATACTGAACATCTGTATGTTGTTCCTATGAAGGAAAACGGCGAAATAGACATAGCCGATGCGTCTGAAACAAATCTCGACGCAGCGATCGATAGTTCTTCTTTAGATGCAAGTTTAGTATTGCATTCGCCAAGAAAAAATTATTATGTCGGCTACTTAACAGGCGACGGTATACCACCAAACGGTGCTCCGTATGGATTTGGTAATGCATTTCCGTCTACTGCCGAATACGGGCAGTTCTTTTTAAGAACAGATTACTTACCAAATAGATTGTTTAGGTATGACGGAACGCACTGGATTAAGTTTGAAGACAATGTTAGAATGACTGTTAACCAGATAGGTGAAACACAGACTACTGATTCTACTAAGGTTAGAAGAACACAAAAAACAGGATTTATTAATAATGCAAATACTTCTACTATTGCAGGCGAAGTTGTCAATGAACGACAAGCCCTTAGCAAGGCTTTAAAACCCAGGGCTGATAATTAAAATGTATATCTATAAATTTACGCATATACTAACAGATAGGTGTTATATAGGTCAAACCTAATAAAGGTAAGAAAAAAGGTATGACCTGGGACGAAATTTACGGAATTGAAAGCGCTGCGGTTCGCAGAGAAAAAATTAAACTTCGAAAGTTACAAAAGGAGGCTTCGGTTTAACGCCGATGTAATATTATAGATTGGTTTTACGACGGACAAATTAGACGATACTTAACACAATTTATGAATGTGTTAAGCCACTTTTCATATAAGGATGCCAAAGGGCAACTTGTTCAAGTTCCTGTACGGTACGGAGATATGACTAGACAAGTAGCACAGATTCTTAAAAAGAACAGTGAGAATTCTATTCCCAGTGCTCCTTTTATAGCCTGTTATATTAAAGACCTCCAATATGATAGAACTAGATTACAAGACCCTACCCACGTGAGCAAAATTCATATTAGAGAAAGAGACTGGGATAGCACTCAAAATGAATATTTAAACACTCAAGGTTCAAATTTTACTATAGAAAGAATTATGCCAAGTCCTTGGACTATAACATTTAATGCAGATATATGGACCACAAACACAGAAATGAAATTACAACTCTGGGAACAAATATCTGTTTTGTTCAATCCAAGTTTTGAAATACAAACTACAGACAATTATATTGATTGGACTAGCCTAAGTGTTTTAGAATTATCAGGACAGGTTTGGTCAAGTAGATCTATACCTCAAGGTGTGAACGAAGATATAGATATTTTAACTATGACATTTACAGCACCGGTGTGGATTACTCCTCCAGCTAAAGTTAAAAAATTAGGTATTATAACGAAAATTATTTCAAACGTATTTTTGACTAACACAAGAGGAGCAATTCAAAATTTTTACGATAAAGACGGTGCAGCAGAAATTTTTGGAGATATTGCCCCAGATGCAGGTATTACATTAACACACCATAATTACGATTTATTAGTGTTAAACAACGTCGCATCACTAATAAAATCAAACGGCAAGGGTGAAGATATCGATTTAACTGATTCCAAAAATCGTCATTCATGGTTGTCATTATTAGACTTACATCCTGGAAAATTTAGAGCAGGATTAAGTCAATTAAGATTCAGTCAACCCGAAGGATCAGAAGTTGTAGCCTATATAAGTTTAGATCCTCTAAATGATAATTCGATGATTTTAAACATTGATACTGATACTATACCAAGCAACACTATTATAATGGGACGAGGAACTGTTGATGCGGTAATCGATCCAGAAAAATTTAATCCCGGTAGTATTGTTGCTGGAACAAGATATTTAATTTTAGAAGACATCAATGTTAATGATTATTTTGGAACTCCGGGATATGACGGACCTGATGCGTGGAAGAATTCCGATAACAGTGATTTTCAAGCACATGCAAATGACATAATAGAATGGGATGGAAACTCATGGGAAATTGTTTTCAATTCTACTACAGTTACAGATGTTGTATACATAACTAATTCATATACAAATACACAGTACAAATGGGAAGAAGGATCTTGGAGTAAGACATACGAGGGAATTTACGATTCGAAATTATGGCGTCTAATTTTATAAATGAAGTAATTTGTAGCGGTGGTCTTTTTCTCGCCAAGGACACAAAAAGATTTTTGTTACTTTTAAGGACACAAGGAAAAACAGCCGGCACTTGGGGATTAGTCGGAGGAAAAAGAGAACCCTCTGACATTGCAGTTATAGAAACACTAAAACGAGAAGCAGAAGAAGAAGTTGGTAAAATTGCAGGTTTTAAAAAAGTAGTACCATTAGAACTTTTTACCAGTAACGATCAAAATTTTCAATATAACACATATGTGGTTATTGTAGAAAAAGAATTTCAACCGACTTTAAACAACGAACATTCAAGTTATGCTTGGTGTTCTTACAGTAACTGGCCTAAACCACTTCATCAAGGACTAAAAAGTAGCTTGTCTAACAAAATAATCAAAGCAAAATTAGAACTTATTTTAGAATTAATCTAGGTCTTTATGACTAAATGCATACGTTCCGAGATGTCTTAATTCTCTACTTAACATTGTATCTACTTTAAGTGTATATCCTAAACTAGTAATTTTTTTGCACAAATTAAAATCTTCGCCTAGATAATCTTTTGATTTAGGATTCCAACTAAATTCAAACCACGGTTGAGTGAGTTTAGTAAAAATTTCTGTCTTCATTAAAACACAACCAAGACCGATGCCTTCAACATCTTCTAAAGTGTTTGCATTATCAAAGGATAAACTACTATCCCAATTATCTAATTTTTGATATGCAACACTTTTTGTCGGTTTTGATCTTGTTACATAATTTGCTGCTACAAACGATTCATTATGTGCCATTAATCGAATTGCAGTAGTTTCTGGAAATACAATATCACTATCTAGCCATAGCATATACTCTGATCCTAACTCGAGTGCGCTAGAAGCTAAATTTTCTCGTTGATTCAACAATACTGTACTTAGATCCATAAAAACATATGAATCGATATTATTCAGAGTATTAAATTTAACTAAATTAGATAAAGATAATGCATGTGCAGAGTGTAAAGTATCTCTGCACGGTATGCAAATTGCTAATTTAGTTTTTTTAATAGACCATTGTGTTGAAGCAAATACTGATTTACTCATGCTCCAGGAATATCTGAACTCAAATTTTCACCTTTAATTACTAATTCTCGAACGGAATTAATAATATCCTGTGTTCGCTTTGCACAAAGGATAAATTCGTTAGGCGGAAGTTTGCAAGCAATATTCATAGTATCATAACTTAGTTTATTGTTTGTTAACACTTCAATAGCACTAGTTCTTGCTAGTTTTTCAATGAACAGATCTTTTTCACGATCTTCATGTTTTTCAAGCAATATCCTTGCTACATCTTTGTCTAATCCTTGAGCAATTTCTAAAAGTCTTTGTAGTTCAATTTCGTGAGAACGATTTTTAATCTCTAAAGAATTTAAAAAATCAATTCTTTTTAGAAATTCAAATAATACTTTAGGGTCTGAATCTTTTTCGGCCCAAATAATATTTTCTAACTCCCATTTACTAGGGCATTCGTGACTACAATTTATTAATTCTTTAATGTCTTCTAAATTCATATGTTCCTTAATATGTGTATGGGTAATATCT